GAATTAGTGTTGATTCTTGCATTACCTGTTTCATCTGTCCATTGTCTGGTTTTGGAAATAAGAGTTTCTACTTTGGATTCATATCCACCAGTTTCTATTTGAAATTGAATTTTATTTATCTGCGATATAGCCTTGGTTTCAGCCTTGACACGAGTTAATTGTGTTTCAGCTATTCTAAGTTTATCAATAAATGTATCAAGAGAAGACTTATCCCCAACATTAGCAATAGCAGAATCTAATTCTCTAATAGTTTGAGTCATCTGATCAAAACCATTAGAATTAGCTTTTAACTTGCCTAATCGTTCTTGAGCTTGGGCAATACCAGAGGAAATATCAACACTTTTCATTTGGGTAGCTACATTTTCAGCATTTCTAAATTGTGCTACCATTGATTCTAACGCTGTAATTTCTCTTTGAGCATTGGATACCATTGATGAAAAAGTAGTGTTATCAGCATTTCTTACATTTTCAATAGCTTGAGCAACTTTGTCATATTGTGTTGAAAGTGCTGAAATATTATTAGAATCTTTGATGGGTCTGGAAGCATTTACGTCAGAATAATTAGATTTTAGCTTATCCAGTTTTGTCTGGAGACTATCAGCTTTTGCGGAGATAGCATCTATTTGTTTAATAACTCCATTGTTATTTATTGAACCACCAACATATTGAAAACTTTTTCCTGTGGATTTTCCCTGTGCGTCTAGCATGTCTTTTAAACGATATGTTAGACTTTCTACTTCGCCATTTGCCTTTTTAATATTTACAACAAATCCATCAAGAAATGTTCCAGAGTCGGTTTGTTTCATCTGCTCTTTAATAGTGACTATTCCATTTGCAATATTTTTAAATTCTTCTTGAGCAACTTTTGCAACATTATTTCGTTTGTCAGCGGAAAAAGTGAATTCAGTTGTAAAATTTCCTTTTTGAATTACAGAATTTACTTCGTTTCTAATTTGATTGCTGATTTGTCGCCCCATCTCTCGACCTGTTTTTTGCGCTTCTTTAACAGCATTTCCACGATCGATATTGATATTAGAAATAGTAATTTTCTGATTAAGAACACCTTCTAATTGTTTAACTAAATTAGAAATAGTATTTGGATCAATTTCAGCCTGAACTTTTAATTTATTTAATTGTCCTTGTATTTTGTCAATATCTGAATTAATAAGTCCTTTTGATTTCGCTTCATCTAATTTCGCTTGAAGTTCTATCAAAAATTCATTCATATTCTAGTTCCTCCTATTCTATTTTTGAACACAAAAATACTCTCCAATTAGAAGTAGGAGAGTAGAATACTTTATTTTATTTTTAAACCTTGTTTTTTCAATTCTTCTTTTAAAATGTCTAATGCATGGTCTTCACAGAATGCAATAAAAGTATCCCAGAAACGGTGTTCTTTAGTTTCATCAGTAATGATACCTCCGTGGCTGCCAATGTTCGCAGCAAATAATTGGCGTTCACCAGTCCAAAAACTGTTATAATTCATTTTAGATTTATCCATAAATACTTGACCACAAGTTTGATTCATCATTTTAGTAATTGCTGATTCCCAGAACTGATATGTTCTGCGATAGAAGTCTGGTGTGAATACATCATAAAATTCATCATCAATAATTTGCTGGAGACTTCCCAAAAGTCTGTTACATGCATTTTCTACAGATTTGTTACATGCAGCATTAATACATATCTTTAAATCATTCGGAGATCTTATTATTGTAGCCATAAATTTTATTTACTAATTGTATTGATATTGTGTATAATTTGAGCGAATTCATGAACTAATTTCTTTTCGACTTCTTCACGATTATTGGCAATGTATTTTAACCCTTCTTCCAATGCTGTATAAATTCCTAACTTGATAGTGATTTCTTTTCTTTTCATTAAATACCATTTAAATAATGTTATCATATATCCTCCTTACGGGTGTCCAAGTACCCATTTAAATGTAAAAGTATTTTCTTCTGTTTTGATTGTCATTATATGATTCTCAAAATCATAACTCTTATTTATAATTTGCGGACTTGTGTTGAATATATTCATAAAAGCGTCCTGAGCATCAATAGACCAGTTATTATTATCGAGATATTCTTTGATTTCTTGATCAGTCACGAATAATTACCTCAATTTCGGTTCTTGGGTTGTTTTTGTCTACGTATCTCCAAAATAATTTTTCTCTAGTTATTGGATGTTTGCCAGAAGATTTTTCTATTCCTTTGCAACATTTATGTATTCTTGAATTATCAGTATGATAATACTCAGCAGCTTCTCTTGCATTAGCAAAAATAACTCCGGTATTAATACATTCTACTGGTATTGAACATACATTGTTTGCACCTTTTAGCTGTTTACTATGATTAATTTTCCATTCTTCCGTATGGTGATAAGGATTTAATTTTTTAGTCTTTTTTTGCTTTTCAATTACCTCTTTTGGCATTTTCTTACCTTTCCAATATCCTTGATGTGTTATAAAGTATTTGCTTACTGTTTTACTTATTTTCTTTTTCGTTTCTTTAGATCTTTTTTGCCCTAAAAATCCATCTCCTCCAAGAGTCAAATTGTAACCAAAGTTAGAATCATTTGAATTATAAAATGAAATATAGTATCTTTCCTTCTCATTTGCTTCTTTATGTGTCAGATTTTCTTCTAAAATAATATGCTCAAAATTATCCCAACCATATTTTTGTATTGCATTCCAAAAATAATTTGTTTTATTTTGATTATGATATCCATGTCCTGACTGCCATCTTCTCTGAACAGTTTGTTTTGTTATACCAACATATTTTTTGTTATTTACTTTATTCACGTGAACATATACTTTATAATTTTTTATTTCGTTTGCGTCCTGCTCGTTGTTTTTTAACGTATTCATATTCGCACCATCCTCCGTCAATTTTTGAGTAGCAAATCCACTTATAATCAACCGTAGGGTAGTGATACCAAAATAGTTTTCTTTTTAAAATTGAGACACTGTCAGGACATCCTTTAGTATCAATAACTTCTTCATGACCATCTTTATAAACAATAAAAAAATCAGCCACATATTTAACTGGCTGAACAGTCTTATTGTTATGTATGAACTTTGGTTGTAACTCATATGGTTTTTGTAATTCATATTTTACCACATCGCCACTCTCCACTTTAGGGCAAAGAACATCACGAAAGTATTTCATTTCAAGTATTGAATCAAAAGTTATTCCATTATAAGTACGTTTGCTAATATCTTTATCTACATTAAATTTTGTCCTTGTTGATATATTATTTCACCTCTTTTTAATTAATTATTAAAGAGCGCTTCGCAATGAAATCGCTCTTTCAATAATCATTCACTCTTTATAATTAACTTTGTTTCTACAGGGATTACCTGCAAATGATTTTTGACATAATTATACTTTGTATCCCTGCTATGATTACCATTTAATCCTTTGTATGCATTGAAAATCTCATTAAATTCATCAACTTCGGACTCTGGAATTCCATCTAATGCTATATATTCTCTATATCTTTTATCAATTTCTGCACCAAGTAATTCTTTGCTTCCGCACATTAACGCTTCAATCTGTTTTCCACGCTGTTTTTCATTTTCTGATACCGAAATAATAGAGTCAGTTAATTCTTTTTGAATCTTTATTGATTGTTCCCTGTCCTTTATACGGTTATCTGAGAATTGTTTGATTTGTTTTTGAGTTTCAGATATGGATTTTTTTATTTCCGCCATAAATTCAGCTAATTCATTTCGAATGCGTTCATCATGTTCATCAGACTGTTTAGTGTCTTCTGAATGTCTTTCCTGCAAAGCAGTCAGATTTTGAGAAGTACGCAAAAGAAGTTCGTGCTCTTCTCTTTTTTTCCTCATCCATTTAGTCTCAATCCCAAAAAAATCTATAATCCATTCAAGTGCCAGGACACACCCCTTAAAAGCAACAAAAATTACACATGTTGCAATAATATAAGAAAGAAAATTAATATTTGATAATTCTGTAATTATTTCCATTTCATATATATGCCTTTCACGTTTATCTTAAACCTAATAGAGATTTCCATGTATTTCCTGACTTGGTTGCTTCTCCATCAGGGGTTTTCATTCCAACGATTTTTTTCTGATATGACTTTAATGCACTGTCAAATTTTGTTCCAGCAATCCCGTCTTCTGTTCCACAAGAATAGCTAAGTGAATTAAGATATTTCTGAATTGGTTTTACGACAGCGTGTCTATTGTTTTTTGTTTTAGATACAGTTACTGTTTTGGATAGAGTTTCAGATCCGGCAATACCATCTACCTTTGCACCAATAGCAGACTGTATATCTTTGATAAATTGCGTCTTAGTGTAAGTGCTGTTTGTTGAAATGTTTGTTGATTGTGACACATCATAAGCAGGTCTTCCGTAACCAGCTATTTTTGAATAATTAAGAGGATATGATTTTTTACATACGCCACCGCCATTTGCAATTACACCATTAGCACCAGAAGTATTTCCTTCTATAGTATACACTTTGGAAGAATCAATTTTATATACTAATCCAGTATGATAAATTCGCACATTGTTTTTAAAGAAAATTTGATCCCCAATTTTCGGATTACTTGTATACCATTTTTTCATGTTTTTGAAATATTGAGCAGAGGTAGGAGTATAATTACTGAAACCACCTAATAATTCTTTTGCCTTTTCACGTCCATATGCATTTACAAAACAATCATCTATAAATGCATCACACCATGGTTGCCCGTTACATCCCATATTTTTCCCGTATTTCGTATAATTTGCTGACCCCGCATTTGCTGTCTTGCTATTTAATTGGGAATTACTCTTTTTTTCTAAATATCCCACTTCTTCTAGAGCGATATTAATTACTTTTTCCACTGTATTTGCCATTTTATTTTCTCCTTGTTCTTATAAATAACAAAATAACGAAAGCCAATATTTTTTGTTAATCAAATATAATATTTTAAATATCTAATAATTACTATATAATTAAAAGAAGATGCTTTTTTACATCTTCATCCGTTATATTATTAAGTAATAGATAATCATTATACAAAAGCCACTTACACTTTTTGGCAGTCCTGTTTTTGTTGTATATTGATATTGTTGCTACTTTTCTTAAATAACCAGGATCAATGTTATAATGCTTTGCCGCATTTTGTATTGAAGTAAATAATTCATTTTTTGTTACATTAACAATTTTTAAACATCCGTTTTTTTTTGCTTTTTACGTGTTTTTGGTCATCTATAAGTTCTTCTATAATATGACACTTTATTTTGGGTGTCACATCTGAAACGTCAACATCATTTTTACTTCCATCCATATTTTTTTATTGCGCGACAAAAATAAATATTATTTATGTAACCATTACCAGAACTTCATCGTTTTTGGGAACTTGACTTGTTATGCCAACATAAAATTTATCATTTTCATTATTACTCAATTGCTTTGGAACAATATGTACATATTCAGACCATTTATTATCATTTCTATAATCTATCATTCCTATTAGATTTCAATTTCCTTCATTTCTTTAACAGCAGCTTCGATTAAAATTTCAATTTGTTGTTTGGTAATAACAATACCATTAGAATTAAATGTTTTGTTTAAAAAATCTGTTACATATTCTTTCTTGTCTTTTCCGTGCCCGCTTTCTTTCCATAACATTTCAGCGGTTTTTACAGCTAATGTAGCCCATTCTTTGTATTGCGTTAGCTTTATGGATTCTACATTTGCCTGGAAATATGGTACGACAAAATATGTAATGATTGCACCTAAAACTGGAATGACAGTTAAAATAACTTGAAATAAGTTTTCGTTCATTTTTTATATCTCCTTTAATTCATAAGATTAGATAGTAGATTGTTAATATCGACTTGTTTTTTTAATTCGACTGGTAAATCATTGTATATCCCCATAACAACTTTAGGGACATTAAGTCGTTTACACATTGTATAATAAAAAATATTAGAAGCTGAAATTTCCAACCAAGCAGCACTTGCAATAGTAGTTATATTGCCACATTCAATTTCCAATAATGTACATAAAATAACAATTGAAGTGAGTATAAATGCAACTGTATAACTAATTAATAAAATTTTTTTACTTGTTTCTACTTTATTCATGTTATTTTATTCCTCATTGTAAAATTTCTATACGTTTTTTGACTGGTGGTTAACTTTTGTTATATAATTTTTTGATAATATAATTATTCGTAAAGAACAGGAATACAATATTTAAAAAATAATGAATATTGTATTCCTGTTTAAATTTTTAATTTCTATTTATCACATGTAAGATTATTTTCTAATCCTTTCTTTTGTTCTTTTTTATTCTTTTTCTCAAAACCAATAATCTCATCAATTGTTTTCTGTATATGTGTTTGCAAATTTGATGGTATAGAGCAATGATTTAGCATTTCACATGCTTTTTCTTTTGTAATAACTTTATTTGTATAATCATGGATAATCATATATATTTTATAACAGTCTATTGTATCTGTAATAGTGCGCCAAGGTTTTAATGTCTTGACGCTTTTACAAGTGTTACATACATGATATTTGCTTCCGCAAATTGAGCATGTGGCATTTAATTCTTTAGGCATTTTACATATTCCTCCTGACTGATCTTGTAATATTTGTTTTATATTAATCTTTATAAACAAATACTTCGCAAAGTTTTCCAGCTTCATCACAATATGGTTTTTGCAGTTTATAGGTTACTGCATGACCACCATCAGGAGTAAGACCAACATCAACACTGGAGATATCAATTTGCGCTCTTGGGAATACAATCACACCAATATATTTAATATTGCTATCGCACTTATTGCGGAAATAGCAGTGAAGATGTAGAGTACGGACAGGCGGCATAGAATCAGTTGTTTTTGCCAAGCTAATTGCCTCAGCCATCTCAGTTTCATAATCTACAATTACTCTTCCAGCGGTACCAGGATTGAATGTTAGTGTTTTATTTGTAGCATCAATTGTGAATTTTCCTTCTGCAATTGCAGCTGACACCTCCAGTGTTTCTCCAAATTCATTTTCATCATTAACAAGCTGAACATATTTAATTTCTGCTCCTGTAGTACCAACGGGCACATACTTTAAAATTACCTTGTTTCCAACAATTTCAAGAACTTCACTTACAGGTGCTGTAATTTTCTTTTCATCAGTAGCAATAATTTTTTCAGATGAAAACTGTTCTGCAAGTAAATCAAAAGAATGTATTGCATTTGTATAAGAAAGCGTTCCCTGTGCTGCATTGTAAAATGTAACAATTTCTGCTCCCTGCGCATCTGTAACAGGTGTGCCTTCAGAGCTAAAATTTAAATTAGGTTCTTTAACATTTGTTAGTCTGCTAAGCAACTGATTAGAAGTTGGATCAAATGCTTCTATGTATCTGATTTTCTCAAATACCACTTCGTTTGGATTGAATTTTGCCATATATTTATATTCCTCCTTATATTAAATCAAAAAAGAACTGAATTAAGTCAGTTCTCCCATATAATTTAATTCTTCTTTATTTTTTATTTTACTTAAATCTATTCCAAAGCCAGAATATCCACTTTGTAATAAAAGTGTAGAATTCTTGATTTTTGATATACGCTTTACACTATCCATAAACGCATAAATGTTCATATCCCATACAGTCACATCATTTCTTTTAAAACCTTCCATATTAACCATTGTAGAGATTATTGGTAATAATGT